GTAATCACCATGACATCGCTCGAGATTGCCGAATTGACCGGCAAAGAACATAGGAATGTTATGCGTGACATTCGTAATATGCTAAGCGAAATATATCCAGATGGGGATACTCTCAATTTTGAGCATCTCCGCCTTATCCAGCATACTGGGCAATCTTACAAATTTTTCAAATTACCGAAGCGTGAAACCCTGATTTTAGTGTCAGGCTACAACGTAGTTTTGCGGGCTAAGATTATCGATCGTTGGCAGGAATTGGAGGCGCAAGCGGTGCAAATGCCGATGATACCTCGGACGTTGCCGGAGGCATTGCGTGCGTATGCTGATGAGCTTGATGGTCATACGGAGACTAAAAGGCAATTAGCGCATACTAAGCAAGAATTAATCGAGGTCAATACGGTTGTATCGGAATTGAAACCGAAGGCAATTGGATTTGATCAGATTAGTAATTGTGAGGATGGGAGTATGTGCATAAGTGATGTTGCGAAAGTTGTCGGGAAAAGCCCGAAGCAGATGTTTCGGTTTTTGCAAAATATCCAGTGGATATACCGGCGGCGGGAAGGAGAGCAATGGAAGGCGTATCAGGATAAATTGGACAATGGATTGATGGTCCATAAAGTAATAGATGTTGATATTCAGGGGCGTAAGACGATCCAGGAGCAGGTGCGAATAACGCCACTAGGTTTAACGCAGATAACGATATTATGCCAAGGGACGGGGATATTGTTATGATAAAGTTCTGTAAGTGGTTAAATCGCAAGAAACATATTGAGGATGTGTTATTGAAACTTGACTGCACATACTATGTAGTTCTTGCGGTCGCGAAGTCGATAGATAGAGGTGAGCCAAAAGCTGAATTAATCAGTGCGTTAATGGGGGCGCTGGATATGCAATTGGTTGCGGTCGATAACTTAAAGGAATTGATATAGTTTCGAAAGCAAAAATCCCGCTTCGGCGGGATTTTTATTCTAAAAGAGTAACTCAATGGCAAAAAATACTGGCAGAAATACCAATTCTAGCGCCAACCTCGGTTTTGAAGCCAAGCTTTGGGCCGCCGCTGACGCCTTGCGCAATAATATGGACGCGGCCGAGTACAAGCACGTCGTGCTCGGCCTGATCTTCCTCAAGTACATCTCTGACGCCTTCGAGGAACAGCACGCGCAGCTCGTCGCTGAGAAGGCTCAGGGCGCTGACCCCGAGGACCCCGACGAGTACCGCGCCGTTAATATTTTTTGGGTGCCGAAGGAGGCGCGCTGGCAGCACCTGAAGGTAAGCGCTCCGCAACCCACCATCGGCACGCTGGTGGACGACGCGATGATCGCTATTGAACGCGACAACCCCTCGCTTAAGGGTGTGTTACCCAAAGACTACGCCCGTCCAGGCCTTGATAAACAGCGTCTTGCGCAGATCATTAATTTGGTCAGCGGCATCGCGCTAGATAACGCGACCTATCGCGCCCGCGACACGCTCGGCCGTGTGTACGAGTACTTTCTTGCGTGCTCCGCTAGTGCCGAAGGTAAGAGCGGTGGTCAGTTTTACACTCCCTCGCACGTGGTACGCATGTTAGTCGAGATGCTCGCCCCATACAAGGGCCGCGTCTACGATCCCTGTTGCGGCTCGGGCGGCATGTTCGTGCAGAGCGAGAAGTTCATTGAGGCCCGCGCCGGCAGGCGCGGTGACATTTCGATTTACGGCCAGGAATCCAACTATACTACCTGGCGCCTTGCCAAGATGAATCTCACCATCCGTAGCATTGATGGCCAGATCGCCCACGGCGACACTTTTCACAACGACCGTTTTCCGGATCTGAAGGCTGACTTCATCCTTAGCAATCCACCCTTTAATATTTCTGACTGGGGTGGCGAACGCCTGCGTTTTGATGTGCGCTGGAAATACGGCGTACCACCTGCGGGAAACGCCAACTACGCATGGATACAGCATTTTATTCACCACTTAGCACCCACTGGGAACGCCGGTTTCGTGCTCGCCAACGGCTCGATGTCGTCGAACCAGTCGGGCGAGGGTGAGATCCGCAAGGCCATCATCGAGGCCGACCTCGTGGACTGCATGGTCGCGCTACCGAGCCAGCTTTTCTACTCGACGCAAATCCCGGTTTGTCTGTGGTTTCTCGCCCGTGACAAATCTGGAAGGGGCGGTTCGCGAACTGCTTTATGCCGCGATCGGCGCGGCGAGACGCTTTTCATCGACGCCCGCAAGCTCGGCACCATGGCCGACCGTGTACACCGTGAGCTGACCGACGCGGATATCGCAAAGATCGTCGGCACCTACCACGCCTGGCGCGGCGAGAAGGAGGCGGGCGAGTACGCCGACGTACCGGGCTTCTGTAAGAGCGCGTCGCTGGAGGACATCCGCAAGCACGGCCACGTCCTCACGCCCGGCCGCTACGTCGGCGCCGAGGACGCCGAGGACGACGGCGAGCCGTTCGCGGATAAGATGCGGCGGCTCACTGTGACGCTGTACGAGCAACAGGCCGAGGCCGCGAAGCTGGATGCCGCGATCGCGGGCAATCTGAAGGAGCTGGGGTATGGATGACGCCCGACAGAGTATAGCGGACTCTAAATCAAGCGAGTTTAGGTTAAATAGTTTGTAATGATGTCAATGATTTTTACTTTATCTGCGGCTGTAATCCCTAAGAATGCCCTCTTAGGGATTGTTGCTGTTCCGAATTGGTGAACACGACTATAAACTAGATTACTTCCGATTTTAAGGGAATTATTATTGTTTTGATAGTACAACAATCCTTTCAAATATCCATCCCAAATCAATATTTTTTTCTTAGCTAATAATCGTCGTCCTAATTTACTCACTTTACTTTTTTTTGTATAGAATCGTCGACCTGCTTTTTCTTTAGCATAGGCAATAATAGTTGCGGCTGAATTTCTTTTCCAAGGTTGACCTTCGGGGTCAATTTGTTGATCAAAACGTGCGCGAGTAGAGATTAAAATTTCCTCGCCGATACTTTTTAACGGGCGAGAAAAATTGTATAAGCGCTTAATCCGATTTAGAATCAGTTCTTGAGGTATCTGATAATTGATTAAGATGTGCATTGATATAGCCTAAATAAGCAAGTTTAATTTGTGGAGTGTAAGAAGCGGCTTTGTTAGAGGCGAAATCAATTAATGCTTGAGGATTTCCTGGAACGTAATCCCATCCAGGGTCAATCCCTTTTGGGATTATTTTAGTTTGCCCGTTAGAAAAAGTATGTTGGTAAGTTCCGTTATCGGGAGGGTTATTAGGTTTTTTGGTTAAATCATTTTCTCCTAAAGATTCAATATAACACTTACATCCGAATCCATTTGGTGGAAAATGTTTTTGCCACCAGGGATTTTGATAATGGATGACCAAACCATCCCAGGATACATGTAATGGGCGTGGGATAATAACGGCGTCGTTGTGTTTATAGCGCCAATAAGGGCGTTCGTGAGCTATTTCTAGGAGTTGAGAATATCGGCCGGCGGAATAGCTGGAAAAGAGATTAGTATCATAAATTATTTTAGTTCGCCAGGCAACACCGGATTTAGTACCTTCGCCAGTCCAATTAGTCCATCCATTTTTGGCGACGATATTTAAAAAATCTTTACGGAAGTCATCAATAGTTATTCCATCGGTGATAGCTTTTTTTACGATATGATTTAGGTCATTAAGTAAATCTGCTTTTAATGCCCCAGCAACAACAAACGCGGAATTATGTTTAGCTCCAATTAAATCATCCCATTTATGAGTAGGGAGATTTATTTTTTTTCGAAAGAAATTAATTTGTTCTTTGAATAACATTATTTAAGTTCGAAATAAAGAGTAATTCCCCAAGCTAGTGCAGATATAAAGATATAAGCTAAGGAGGAAATAATTGATAATTTTTTATCAAGATCATGGATTTGTTTTTTTATTTTTTCATGATCTAATGAAATTTTTTGGGTGTCTGTAATTAGTTCCTTGATTTGTACGATAAATAAAGGAATTTTTTCTAAATTATTATTTATTTTTAAGATTTTTTCGTTTAATTCGGTTATTTTGTATTCGATTAATTCATATTCTTTTTCCATTTTACACCTCGCTACGCCCAATTAAATCTGCCAAAATCATTCCTTGAGTTAAATCGTCCTTTAATTTAGTAGTAGATAATTGATTAAATGATTCATTATTTAAGAAATTTTGAAACTCGGATAAATCTACACTATTTTGTAATTTATCTTGTAAAGTATTAATCCAAGTACGGATTTCAGGGTCTGAATTTTTCTCTAATACATTGACGATATAATCTACGTTAAAGGGAGTAGATCGATTTAGTGCTTTTTTTACTTGCGTTTTTTCTTGCTGTTGTTGAAATAAAATATCTGCACCTGGGTCGGGGTCTGGTATATTAAATCTATCGCGGATGACGCTTTCTTGTACTTTCAGGCCTAACGGGACTAATTTAGTTAGCGCATTAGTTAATACATTCAGATCTTCTTGTTTTTCCGGCTTACTGATAATTTTTGGATATCTTTTTTGTACACCATAATTATTTATAATATAGGGGGTAATTAAATCTTTATTAATTGTATTTACTAATTGGATACTATCATTTTCTGCAATATCTTTTCGGACAATATCGTGGACTTCGGCTTGCGCTCGACTTGAGCCACTATCAGAGGTCATAGTTTGTCCAATAACGGCTTTAGATATTTGAGTATCAATAAAGTTGGCCATATTTATAAAAACTTCATTATTGCTTTGTGTTATCTCCTGAAACTCTATACGCATAGAATCGGGGAGAATTGCGGCCGCGTCGAAAGCAATATCACGAACTGCATTATAAAGAATTTGTTTATCCTCGGTTTTTACGCCAGCGCCATATCTCCCAATGCGTAAAGGCATACCGAAAACTTCAATGAATCGCACCCAGTTTTGTATTGTAAATCTCTTTACCATATAAGAGAATGAAATTAAGCGTGCCAATCCACCTTTAATTGGGATGCCGGTTTTTAATTTTGGGATGTGGGTAATAAATTTATAATTAGGTAATATTAATCCCTCGCTAGTGTTATTTTTGATTCTAATTTGGGTTAGATTATTTCGATCAAACATAAAGTAGCGCTGGTCACGCCAAATGTAATCTACGGGTTTCCATTTGTTATACTCGAAATTCCAAATTATTTCACAAATAGAAAACCCTTTACTAATTGCGTCTAACAGAGAATCTATTAATGACTTAAATTCTGGATTAGAAATAAGTTCACGGATTTCATCGGCTAGCAATTGATCTAACTTACTATCAGTTGCAGCTTGTACAATTATAGGAATATTTGTAGCGGCGGCTTTTCTAGTCCGCAGAACACTTGCAAAATGCGGATCAGTTTCCTCCATATCCTCGGCTAAGGTTATGTAATCCTCAAAATCCCCATCACCAGCATTACGTAGGATTCGAGTTAATTTATCGGGGGTTAAGGCCCCAATCGAATGTGTCCATATCCGATTGACGTGTGTTATATCTGGTGTAAGATACTCTTTATTTAGTTTTCCCATGATTAAATTCCTCAAGAAAATCAGAGATTTTCTTACCATTTGTAAATTGAAAATGTGGGTATTCCTTGAACTTACTCCAGTCCCCCGCCCATTCTAACCCGCATTTTTTACCAATAATACCAATAGCAATCCATATATTTTTCGCTTCACCAGTAGTATGCCAAATTAACTTACCATTAATAATAGGGACAATATCAAATGCGACTTTGTAGTTATGAAAGGAATACCCAGGCTTTGCATTGGTTACGATTTTACCAGGGCGGGTGCGGCCTTGTTCATAGAGTATGCGTTGACATTCTAAGTCGCGAAATGTACTAGTCACGATAATATCATAATTAGCTACTTTACATTTTTCTAAAAACATCTTACACTTACTTAAAACATCAGGGTGTAGTAATGTAATATCTCTACTGTTAATCATAAAATCTCCTAAGTGTTAATTTTTTATATTATAACACATTATAAATAAAAATTCAAAAAAAAACTATTGTTTTTTATAAAAAGGTATATTATCTTAAAAAAGATAATATAATAAAGGAGAATCTTATGATAAATTGGTTTATACATCAAGGGCGAGAGCCATCTACTTGGCGTGGGTTTGTATGATACTAACTTCTTTCGGAATGCTTTCATCACCTGATATTCAAGAAGCTATCATCGCTACCGGCTTGGCAGTTTCCGGTTTAATTGGTATTATTTTTAGTGATGAAACCCGTTCCAGCTAAAATTCAATTATTACCCAATGCCCCTTATGTCGTGGGGAGGGATAATCGCACTTGGTTTTACGACGTTGACGACGTATTAACCAATACTATAGAATTACGCCAAGACCTTCCCATCGACATAGAGCATTCCACGGAACTCAAGGGTACTATTGGAGAACCGGCACCGGCGGTTGGTTGGGTTAAAGGGTTATTCAAGAGTAATAATTCAATATGGGCAGATATCGAATGGTTAGAAAAAGGGATTGATTTAATATCCTCTGGTGCCTATCGATATGTTTCGCCAATAATTCACACCGTAAATGGGGAAATAAAAAGAATAGTATCGGTTGCATTAACTAATCAACCGAATCTTTACCTCCCCGCATTAAATAGGAGTACATACAATATGTCAGAAAATAATGTAGATTTAACTTTGTTTGTCCCCCGCGCTGATTATGATATTGCGATAAATCGAGCAATTAAGGCTGAGGGATTGATTGTTGAGATGAAACAGCAAGAGCAAGAAAAAGTAATAGACGCATTAATATCAGATGCTGTTAAGAATGGAATCGTAGCCCCCGCAACGGTGGAGTATCATAAAGCACAATGTCGTACAGAGGGAGGAATTCAGCGATTTAAGGAATTCCTAAGTGTTGCGCCACCGGTTATTCCAAATGTTATACTTAATAAACCAACCCAAATAACGGATGAGGAACGACAATTATGTCGTGTATTAGGAATATCTATCGAAAATTTCTTAAAAACTAAAGGGGAGCATGTATGACAGCATTAACTGCGGATAGAAATACCCCAGTAAGGGATAATATTATTGATGTTTATGATGTCGCCGCCGGTGTAAAGATTTATGCTGGATCTATGGTGGGGCTCGATGCCTCTGGTAACGCAAAACCCTTTGTTGTGGCTACTGATTTAATATGCGTTGGACGTGCCGAGGAGGCTGTTAATAATTCTACTGGTAGCGCGGGGGATGTTCAGGTAAGGGTTCGTCACGGAATCTTTCGATGGGCAAATAGTGGCTCAACAGACACTATTACCAAGGCACATATTGGAGATATTTGCTATGGAGTGGATGATGCCACTGTTGCATTAACATCAGGGACATCAACACGTTCAGCGGCAGGTACGGTGTTTTTTGTTGATACTTCCGGCGTATGGGTTAAATCCACTATCTAGGAGATTGTAATGTTAATCAATAAATCAAGTTTAGATTTACTAACAACAGGATTTAAGGCGGCGTTTCAAGAAAGCCTAGGGGTTGCACAGGCGGCGGCAACTTGGTCGAATATTGCTACGGAAGTGCAATCAAATACAGCAATGGAGGCGTATGCGTGGCTAGGCCAATGGCCACAAATGCGGGAGTGGGTGGGGGAACGTCAAATTAAGAATTTAATGTCCCATGATTACACTATTCGCAATAAAAACTACGAAGCTACGATTGGGGTGCGTAGGCAGGATTTAATGGATGATACTTATGGCGTCTATCGTCCAATTTTTAATGAGATGGGACGTGCAGCTGGGACTAATGACGATTATCTAGTTTATTCCCTATTAGCTGCTGGTACGTCAGGTACTTGCTATGATGGTCACGCCTTTTTTTCAGCGTCACATCCTGTAGGGATAGGAACTGCATCTAATTTTTCTGATAGCTCGGGCACTCCTTGGTATTTAGTTTGCACCTCCCGTGCATTAAAACCATTAATTCTCCAGCGACGGGAAAATTATATTTTAGAACAAATGAATGATAATTCCGATGAGTCTGTCTTTATGCGGGATGAGTATCGTTATGGTATTCGTGGGCGATTAAATGTTGGTTATGGGTTATGGCAATTATGTTATCGCTCTGAACTAACTTTGGACGCAACTAATTACCCAGCGGCACGGGTTGCAATGCTTAGCTATCGATCAGATGATGGTCGGCCTTTGGGAATCACCCCCGATTTATTAGTTGTCCCCCCATCATTAGAAGCAAGCGCACGGGCATTATTAGAAGCCCCATTTAATTCTAGTGGTGCAACAAATATTTGGTATAATAGCGCCAAATTATTAGTTACACCTTGGTTATCCTAAAATGACATTAGGAAGCGCCGCACTTGCCAGTAGAGCAATCGCTGGGAAAAATTTTGTAGCGCAAGTGTTGTGTGCGGCGCTCTCTGTGCCTGTATTAATTACAAGTACAATAGATTTTAAGGAATATCTTAATTCTGCAACACATCTATTTTATAATAATGGTATAATTAGTCTAACAAATAGTGAATATTTATATTCTTACACTACCCCATTATACGCAACAATTATTACTATCTACACGGAAAGGATCGATAGTAGGACAAATCCAATATTAGTATATGGGCAACTAGGATATAAATATATGTACGCAACAACGAATGACCTATTAAAACGTTATGATATTCGGGAAATAGCAGAGGCCGCGAGTAGACGGGATAAGGCAACCCTATCCTCAATACCTGAATTAATATGGAAGGTTGCGAATGGAGAGAGTACTATTGGATATGATTCCTCTCAATTGGATTCCGCAATATTCGCTGTTTCTAAGATAAATTTATTCCTTGAAGATGCTAGTAAAGTTGTCGATTCTTATATTAGTGGTATAACAATTACGCCAGTATTCCCTATACCGGATTTATTTGTAAAATTAGTTTGTGATATTGCTTATTATGAATTAGTCCGACCAGAAAAAGATAGCTTTTACGCAAATTCGATTAAATTACTTTCTAAATTCGCGGATGGGAGTCTTGAACTTCCTTTTAATACCAGCGATAATATGATTATAACTAATTCCCCTAAATCTTATTTTTCCGGGATAATGGTATGATTGATATTAATTATTGGATTAATAGAATAAAAATAGGAATACCAACCCTAAGAAAAGTAGATGGAATTATTGATTTAGGATTAATAGAGAATGATACACGCGAAACCCCCGCGATATGGGTAATACCTGGGGATGAAAGATGTGATTCTGACCGGCGTATATTAGCGCATACAAGTCAAAAATGTTTTATTGAAGTAAATATTATCTATGCAATAAAAAATGCATTAGATAAAATCGGTAAGGCGGGTCATGTTGAATTACAGAACTATCGTCAAGCCGTGTACAATTTGATATATGGATGGGTACCCCCCGACGCAAACAGCGCGGCAGTGTACTTATCCGGTGGATTATTCCACATAAACGACACCACAATTTGGTGGAAAGAAATTTATCAAGTAGAAAAAGAGCTATTTAGCTCGGGAGATTAAAATGTTACTTAAACGCAAAACAGTTATTTTAGCTAAACTAGAATCCTTCAGCGCATCCACAGATGCATATGGTACAACAACCTCTCCAGGGATTCCTAATAATACAATAAATACCGCTCCCGTCGCATTAAACATTATTGACCCGGTAATTACTCCATGCGCTGGAGAAACTAAAGAACTCGACATAATCAGACCTTGGTTAGGTGGTGGAATAAAAGCACAAACTACAAATTATGTCGATGTAAGTTTTAAGATGCCTATTTCTGGTGGAATATTTTCAGGTAGTAAAACTCCTAATGCGAATAGTATTTTATCTATATGTGGATTTTCCTCTACGAATACCGCCAATACTACAGACTTTATACGGGTAACATCCGCTGATGCATTAATAAACGCAACGAAAATTAAATTAAATTCAGTACGGGATTTGAATGTAGGGGATATAGTAAAATCTTCTGTTAGTGGCGCGATACCAAACGGGACTGTAATTAAGCAAATAAATAGAGTCACTTCGACTATTACTTTGGGTAATATTGAAGCAGAAGACGTTAAAATAACAAAAGCAATACCTTCAGGTAGTATAATAACGATTGGTGCGGGAATTTTGCAACGGGTTGTTATTAAGGATTCTGATTCATCAACAGAGCTTCGTGTAAATAGCCCACAATACATAAAAAAAGGAATGAATATTGGTATTCAATCGGACGGTAGTGACCAAATCGCCGCTGTAGAAGAATTTACTACTTCCCAAATGACAGCTACTTTAAAATCGAATGTAGCGGTTAATTTAAATCAATTAACAGTAAACGAGAATCTTGATTCTTTTATTAAATCCGGTGGTGTGTTAATTCCTGGAATTACTGTTTCAAGTCCTGACTTTCCTATTCCTAATAATACAGTAATCAATGAATATAACAGTGGGTCTAAACTTATAACATTAAGTTCGGGAATTTCTGCGTCAGCAACTGCTGGTGAAAAAATACTTTTAACAAAGTACCCTATAACAACTAAAACTAATGATTTAAAAGTATCCCCAATCACATTAACATCACACACCGGATTTTCATGGGGTACAGCTAGTCTTACGCTAACTTCAGCAGCTCCTGTAGATAGTATTGAAGGGTTCACCCTTGCTAAGAATATGTCCGGAGTAAATTTACCTGTTTATAATACATACGTAAAAACACATACCGGTGATAGCTCAAATTTAGTTGTAAATTCTTATTATAACGGTGCTCCAGCGTTAACTGCGAGCTCAATCCTTGCATTTGTAGATATACCTGTACATTTAACATCAGCGGCCTCATTTAATGAGAATAGTAATGTTTATTTTTCTACGCAGGTGTATAAATATATTGCGGATAGCACGGATATTATGTATGGGACGCTTGCTGTTATTATTGATAACAATAAACATATTTTAACGGGGGTTCGTGGGAATGTAAAAATGATTTTCAATACTGGGGATTTCCCTGTATTTGATTTTTCATTAAAAGGACTTTATAACAACCCAACTTCAGAACCATTTATTAATCCGATATTTACTCAATACCCTAATCCACTTCCAGTAAATAAAGAAAATACAAAAATAGTTTATTGTGGAAAAGAGTTAAATACAAGTAAATGTGAGATTGACCTGGGAAATACTGTTGAATATCGGCAATTTACACAACTTGAAAACGTTATAATTACGGATAGAAAAATTACTGGTACAATATCATGGGAAGCACCAAGTATTTTAAGTTATGATTATTTTACCCATGTAAAAGAAAATCAAAGTGGGGATTTAGTAATTGTTCACGGTGTAGTAGGAAATAAGGTATCTATTACAGTAAAAAATGTAATACTATCTGATTTGAAATATGAGGATGATAATGGGGTTTATTTATTTACCGCGACAATAAGTGTCTTTGTAAATAATCCTACTGATGCATTAAGCATGTCTTTGTTTTAATATATTATATGATATTAAAACGCAAAACAATTATACAAGGTATATTAGAGGATAATATTGGTGGGGGTTATTCTTATGGTGCAAGTAATACACCTAATGAAAGTATCCCCAATATTTTTCTAAATGTTTTTGATCCGGTTATCTCCCCCAGAGCGGGGGAGATAAAGAATATTGCGGTAACACGGCCTTGGTTTGGTGGGAGTAAAAAGAAACAGGTAACAGAATATGTAGATTTATCTTTTAAGGTGCCCATAGTAATTCCCGATTTTATCCCAACAACAAATAATGTTACACGCGATTTGGTAGAATCTGAAGTTATAAAACTTGAGTGTTTATTAGGTTGTTGTGGATTAATAAAAAAAGAAAATGGGAATGATTGGTTTTTTGAGGAAACCTCAACAAACTTAAAATATGGTACTTTTGATTATTATATTGATGGGATGAAACATAGAATAAAAGGGACACGGGGGAGTGTAAAAATTATCTTTAATGCGGGAGACTTTCCTTACTATGATTTTACTATGAAAGGACTTTATAAAACACCAGAGCTAGATTTTTTTCCACTTGAAACCGTAAACTTTTATAATACTGCATCACCATTACCGGTAAATAATTCCAATACTAGTATTACTTTAACTCCTTTTAATGGAACGGAAAATTCCATATATTGTAGTGTTTGCGAGATAGATATAGGAAATCAAGTAGAATATCGTCCCTTAATTGGTGGTGCGAATATTACTATTGTGGATCGAGTAATAAGTGGAAAACTAGTTTGGGAAGCGAATGTGAATAATTCATATTTTAATAGTGTTGAGAATGAAGTACATTATGAATTAAAAATAACTCATAAATTAAAAAACAGTACTTACCAAAAACTTCTTTTTTTATTTCCAAATATAGTATTAAACAATTACAAGTACGAGGAAAATAATGGTGTATATTTTTATTCCGCGGATTTCTTTTTAGATAAGTTTGTGAGTACTAATAATATACAGATTTGGGTTTATACAATTACAACACCTTAATAAACAACGGATAATATATGCCTTTAACTACATATACCGTACCAACAAAGAAACTAAATATTAATGGTAAAGAGATTACTATTCAACCGTTGGTACTACGTCAAATACCGGAATTCAAAAATAATTGCATGTTATTTATTAATGCATTAAATGATTTTGACGCATTAATTAATAATCTTCCCGCACTAATATCTGCGGTAGCGGTATCTTGCGACATAGATAAACAATTCTTAGAAGAATTAGACCTAGCTACATTTCTTGAGATTATTAATAATATACTTGAGGTTAACTCTGATTTTTTGGAGAGTCGAATGATGCCGCTTCTGACGGACTTAACAAAAATAATTCAGAAGCTAACGACGCAGGTGATGACGATGAGTGGGACTTAATTATTGCATATCTCGCTCAAATAGTAGGATGGGATAAATGCCTTGAATTAACAATAGTACAAGCTAAAGGATTACTGCGGGGATATACGCAGATGAAGCGACGCGAACTGATAGATTTTGCAACAGCAGTTCGCGTTTCTGTTTGGGGTGAAATTAAAGATTTTAGTAGATTTATAAATATGGGAAAGACTGATTCAGGACGTAGTATATCAATAAAGGATCTACAACCAGATAAAAAAGATTTAGAGATGTGGGGGATAAAACATGAGTGATATGATTGTTAATTTAAGCATTAATGTTAATGCTACACAAGCTGAAGTTGAATTACAAAACTTTAATAGATTATTGCAAAATTTAAGTATTAATAGAAACATCTTATCACAAACACGACAATTAAGGGAGTCTTTTCAAAAATTAATTACGGCTGGAAGTTTAACACCAGCTCAACTTAATGAAGCATTTAATCGAATGCTAATAGCTATTAATAAATTTGCAACTCAAAATAATAAAGTATTTAATGGATTAAATAATAATATACTGAGTTCTGTATTGGTTGCGAATATATTAACTAATAGCATAAGTACTTTAAGTAATAAAATATTAGCTGTACCAAGATTAGGTTTTGAGTATTTACAGGATTTAGAAAGTATAAAAATAGGGCTGGCTGGAAATATTACTGCAATTGGAAAATATAATGATCAGGTTATAGAATTAAATAAATCATTATTTATTGCTAGTAACATAATAAAAAAGCTCCAATTTGACGCAATAACAACAGCGGCAACATCTAGTGAATTAATTAATACATTTAGCTCAATTATGGGTGTGGGGCTTTCCGCAGGAATGACATTATCGCAAATTGAAGAAATTACTTCTACAGGTATAATAGCATTAAAATCGAATAAATTAAATTCACAGCAGTATATTCAAGAATTGCGAGATTTAGTTGCTGGCGGTATTGATCCGCGAAGTTCTTTTTTAGCAACAATGTTAAAAATATCAGATAAAGATATTCAAGAAGCCAAAACTAAAGTAGGTGGGCTGTATAAATTCTTAATGGAGAAATTACAATCATATAAAGAAAGCGGTAGTTTGTTTGCTGACACACTAACAGGTCGAATGGAAGCGCTACAAGAAGGAGTAACCTTAGTAGCGGCTAAAGGAATCGAGCCATTATTTGAATACATTAAAGAAAATTTACCTAAAATAACAAATCAATTTATAGTAATAAATAAAGAAGCTAAAAATTTCGAGTTAAACCCAAATGCCGTTGCAACAATTCAAGCTATTAGTAATAAATTAATTTCTCTTACTGAAGTATTAAAAACAGTTATTAATTTTGTTGTGGAATTAAATATTTCCTGGGGCTTGTTATTTTCTACACTTGCGGGTGGAGTTGTATTTTCTTTGCTAGGAAAGGTCGTAACTGGATTACTAGGGGGGTTTACATCACTTCTTAATATTATAAGAAATACAGGCCGCGCATTTTCAATATTAACAAGTAGTTTAGGGGCGCTTAATATGAGAAATATATTCGCCGTGCGTGGAGCCTCTTTATTAGGTCGTGCTTTTTCAGCTATTACACCAATATTAAAAGGAGTTTTTTCATCAATTGGCGCGATAACTGGAGCGTACCTTTACTTCAAAGAAGAGACAGAGAAAGGGTTAAATCTAAATAGATTAAAACAGGGATTACAAGAATATAATCCAAAGGATAGTAGCTCAGGGGGGGAATTAGATAAAAATATTAAAGATGAAAGGGATAACACAATAAAAAACTATTCATTAATATATCAGGAAATAGATGTTTTAGAAATGCGTAAAAAAGAAATTTTAGAATTAAAGCAATCTACACAAGGAGTTTCCCCAGAATTATTAAAAAGGGAATCTCCATCTGTCATGGCACAAATAAATGAATTACCAAAAATTGAAATGAGATTAAATGACTTAGATAAGAAACTAATAAAATTAAGGAGAGATACACAAGAACGGCGAAAAATAGAAATACAAAGAGAAATTATAGATGTAGCATCAAAGATGGGAAAAAATCCAATTATTGCATTATCCTTTATTAATGCGGAAAATCCCTGGTATGATCCTATAAAAGAGTCAATAAAATATAGACGGGATCATCCTAATGCTCCTGATTCTGATGTACCTGTTGGGTTATATCAAATGAAATGGAGTTCTGTTTATAAACATAATGTTAATCTCGGTACGGATAATGAAAGAAGAAGCACACAAGCTGATTTGACTGATGTACGTAAGTCAACCGAGATATTTTTTCAAAAGATAGATTTTATTATTCCAATACTTAATAAGATACTGCAAAGGCTAGGAAAGCCGGAAATAGATCAAAGTAAAATAAATTTGGAACAATTAAAATATCTATACACAGCTTGGAATTTTGGAGAGTGGTCTAATAAATTAAATAAAGGTACTGCCCCAGTGATAGGAAAACATTGGGAAAGGACGCTTGAAAAAATTGAAAAGGGAAAAATAATTGCGGAGGATGAAATAATTCAGCTCGCCAAGTTTTTTGAGCAAACAAATAAATTTATTGATATTCAGAGATTTAATTCTTTAATAGAAAGTCAAAAAACAGAGAGGGAGCATGGGGTAATTAATCCGTTATTTCAAGGTTTCTTGCCTGATTCCTATGAGGAAGGGCTACAAAATCTATTTTTAGGGTTTCAAAATGCGAATGAAATAGGAAAAAGAATTAATCCAGATGATATAAGAAGTTCACCAAGAGCACAACAAGAAACAATAATACAGCAAGTAAATACTGAATTAATGTCCCCAGTTGAAAAAACAATACTCGAAATATCTAAACTTTATCAAAGATTACAAAATCCAACAGGGGATGTCTATAATCAATTTATAGAATTAGCACAAAAAATGATGCTAAAAACAATGGAGCCAATATCAAAAGAATATGCGGAACGGGCGCTAAAAAAAGAATTGCAAATAATTAAAATTAAGGAAGAAGAAAATAAATTACAATTAACGAAATTAGATAGGGAAAAAGAAAATTTAACTGTGGAGGAATATTATACTAAAAGGAGGGCTATATTAGATGAATTACACAAAATAGAGTTAGAAAAAATAGCTGCCGAGCGTAATAGTTTTAATATAAGAATATATGAGAACATTAAAGAACAACTTGATGATAAAGCCGAACTAGATAACAAAGAACAGGTAACAAGAATCTCTCAACAAATTGAAAAAGAAAATTTTGAAAGGGAGCGGGATGAAAAAATAAGAGATTCCACAAAAGAGCTAAATTCTTTAATACATGATATAAAAACTAATACTAGAGGGATAAGTATTAAAGAATTTTATGATAGTAAAGTAGCGGC